CTTGAATAGCAACTTATTTTAGAATTAGAGGGATAGTTAATCCACACTAAAGCGGTGGTTCACCACCTATACTGTACTTTAGGTTCGGGTAGCACAGAACCCGGTGGGAATTTAATCCCTAAGCTTTGAGTTCAATTTGAACTCATCTACGAGTTGTTGCCAAGATGGCAAATCTCGCTCGAAGTATACATGAAGGTTAAGCTCATTTGCCCATTTATAGAACAAATCTCGCTTTTCTTCAAAGACTTCACGTCCATACCAAAAATACTCTCTACATGCTGTATCAAAAACTGCTACAGCTTGCAATTGAGGACTAATAGTCTTGGATTCAACACACATTGTCAACATTTTGTCAATAGAGTCATGCTCTATTGGACAAACATAACAATCTAGTTCTGGTTCATAACGCCAGCTACGACGAAGGAAAGTAGCTTCACTAATGTGAATGAAAGGTTTACTTTCAGCTTCTTTATCCGCCATAGTAAATTCAATATCAATGTCAGCTAAAGTCTTTTGCATGATAGTATGATTAAACCAGGTGCAATTTTCACTAACTCCCATAATCATATCATCACCATAAGTCATTAAAGCTATATTCTCTTTAAAATCACTGCACGTTCGCAGTGGATGATTTAGAGTGTAACAATAACGGACATACAAGCAATTAACTAAAACATTAATAATAACAGTCAAAGGGTGTCCAGATGGATTGCTACCATAACATCTGATTAATTCTCCATTGAAGTACAATGTAGGAAAAGCAGTGTCTTCTGCAATACCATTCACAACACGCAATTCTTCTACTGTCCATCCAGCCTTCTTCATAATGTTAGCCAAAATGTTGAAGGCTGCCAATATAACAGCAGACAACATACGCTTGTCAAACTTTCCATAGTCTCCAGCAACAATGCGATGTAATCCAAATTTAGTAATATGACGATATAATTCATCCCACTCTTTGGATTGTGCAATAGTTCCTGGACCAGCCTCAAATAAAAATCTATTTTTCTGGATTAACCGAATAGTAGATAGAAAATACATTCTCACAACAAGGCTCCATGGAAGAGGTGCTCCACAAAATACTCGAGTCTTACCATCACATATTTTCTTATAAAGAGTTGGTTCATCCTTTAACGAACCAGTAAATACAGGACAATAAACTCTACTATTTTCATATTGCACAATAATAAAATCAATCTCTTTCTCAATCTCAGGAGTAACTTTCACCGGATGCTGATAGTCACCAAAAGGTTCTACAGCTTCCAAGAAATACTTCTTAGATTTGCGAAACGGGAAACCAGCACTAGTACTTCGGGGCATCTTATCTACATAAGCAAGCCCTGGGCAACCATTAATTGCAGTATTAAGATCATACACAACCACCTCTGATAAATCTTTCTCCGATAAACCTGATATGATATAATTAGTAAATTCCTCAACACAGTGATTTAGCAAAGTTAAGTCCATATGAGAAACAGGTCGTGCAATATCTAGCAGAGCTCTGCGCCAAGGAACATAAGAATTCATTACAGGGGGACCTGTATTTCTCTGATACCCATCGCGCACAGCAATATCACTCATAAGAGTTTTTGTGACACGAGATTTGAGTTTCCCTCTAAAACCAGCTAAAGATCCATAAACCTGGAGTGTTCCTTCGGGAATATATCTAACTGTTGCTTTCCTGTTCAACTCTACTAGCTCTTGCTTATAATCTCCAACCTGTAGATTAGGTGTAGAATCACTAAAAATGATCACATCTAAATCATACAACGTTTCATTATCTACAGCAATAGCAACACTAATATTGGAAAATCCTCCGAGTACATGGATACCTAAAATCATAGGACCCATAGCCGTCTTGCTAATCAAAACAGATCCACAATCTCCATCAACTGTTGGAGTTTCAACCTTGCCTTCCCAAACTGGACACTGTATATGAACATTTTTTGATTTCTCAATAAATTCAAAATCAGTGTTCAATTTAGGAATGTAAAGTTTGTTTTGAGAAATGGACCCATCTTTTTGTATATTCAAATAAAGACCATCAAATCGACCAGCAAAAGACTTCTTTGCAAATAAACTGCGAATGTCTTTCTTAGGAGGAATAGCTGGTAGTTGAACAAACAACAAGTCACGCTCTGGAATACGGTGCAATTGGATGGGAGTGACCAAAGTTGTAAAATTTTGGTTCACACCATCCTTGCTCTGTTGAAAGATTAATTCAATCTCAAATGTATCAAATGGTACACAATGGTTGTTAAACAAATAAGTGTGTCCACCAATACAAATGGCTTTACCATGCTTCTCCTTAATAGTGGTCTCTGTGCGCGCTCGAACTATATAAGACAAACAATTTGGTGATATGAATTTAATCATTTCGTCAATAGTCCAATTATTTTTAGAAAGAATAGAAGGTGTTACGTCAAAAGGAGTGCATTCAAAATTATC